CGGCAATTGAGGCTTATCTCGATGAGATGAGCGGGCAAAAGCGGGAGAGGCTTGCGGCGTTGCTCGACTCGCAAGACTTCACCCTGCCTGGCTATACGGACAAAGTTGTGTTCGCGAAGTCTGAGGTTTTACTCAAACACGATGGTGCCCAGCCACGCGTCGTCTATCAGGGCGGCGACATGTACAATCTTGTAATGGGTGCCGTTGTGTACTATTTGTCACGTCGCATTGCAGAAGAACTGTCACGCAAGAACCCCAAGAACAAGGGTAATGAAGTCTTGTATTGCGTGGGGATGTCTGCAGACGAGATAGCCGATTTAGTACATCATACGCCGGGTCAAACCTATGAGAACGATTTCAAGAACAACGACGGAAGTCAACCAGCCGGGGTTCGCAAATGGGAGTCCATGTTTTATTACAAACTGGGCGCACCGAAGTGGTTTGTTAGGGAGTTTGCTGCTCATACCTCTGTGAGAGTGTTCACGAGATATGGTATGAAGGGGCGAGTGAAGGGTCAACGTTGGTCCGGTGAGGTTACTACTACCACCGGCAACGGCTACGTGAATGCATGCATTTCACTCGCGGCGCTGCGGCAAGCAGGGATATCTAACAGTACCACGTTCGTCTATGGGGACGACAACATGACGTATACGACTGAGGACAGATCCAACGTAGGGGCTGGATTTGATGTCGTAGCCAAGAGCATCGGTATGGAATCACAAGTAAAGGTTGTGGAGAAACGTGAGCAGGCGACTTTCTTGCGCAAACGGTTCGTACCTAGTGTCAACAGAACATTCCCCGTGCCATCCTTTGGCCGTGTGGTGAGCAAACTACCCGTCCGATGCAATTTCAATCGGACTGTGTCAGATCAAGATTACATGAGCGGTAAGTTGTTATCCGCCGCTTATGAACATCGCCACATAGCAACTTTGCGAACTCTCCTCCTGGAAACAGCCGAACAATTGTCGTCAACGCCGCACCTCGACATGAGGAATCAGGCCATGGCGTACAAATATACTGCAGAGGAACTACGCACAATGACTACTGAAGCAGCTACCATTGACCCAGACATGCTTGGGTCTTTTCTCCACTCCGTCTATGGGATTTGGGAAACAGACCTTGTGCAGTGTTACGTCTCCGTGTGTGATGGAATCCTTGGATTCCAGCGCATCAACGCACGCGGAGCCAAGGGTCGTGACACGTCGACAATGCTTGCGCCGCGCGTACCGCGAGCATTGTGGGACACCGCATTTGAATCCATTGTGATGGTTGATGTCTCTCTGTAGGTTTTCTACATAGGCCGCTGTGTTATTTGGTTCACAGCGTTAACAAAAAAC